AGTAATGATACCATAGCGTCGAGCTTATCGCCGTCCAGTTTTACGTCTGAGGTAAATAACATCTCTCCGAACACGTCCTCGACTTTATACTCGTAGCGGATCCCATCGATCCCTCCGATCTTTTTCTCCTGAAAAATCATATCCATATGATATCACACCATAAAGAAAAACCACCGGATATCCGGTGGTAATTCTTACGCGTCAGCTAGTGACTAGGTGGCCGCAGTTGTCAGCTTCGTGACAGCGGTCGGGATGATACGAATATATCCCACTCGTTCCGTCCAGCGTACAGCTTCGCGGTCGGTGGTGATAAGGTTGATATCAGCGTTATCGGCCACGTTTCGTACCTCACCGGCATCGAAACGCTTTACCTTGATCGCTCCCTTGTACCCAAAGATACACGCCTTTCGGAGATCTCCAAAGAGAACGAAAGAGACGTCAGCCTGAGTACCGAGATCCTTAGCCGGCATAGCCTCGACGAGTACGACTGGATATCCCCAGATCGTAGCTGGTCCGCTTTGAGACGGAGCCTGGTAAATAAATGCACCAGCACCATCGGCCGCCGATACAGCATCCTCGCGGAGCTTACGGACGTACGACATAATTGTACGATGCATATAAAACTTACCATTCGCGTGAGCACCTTGCGGCGTCGCGTCGACCATATCGATGAGATTCTCCGCGGTTACGTTAGAAAAAGCAGTATTACCGCTTGTCATTGTAACCTCGTTGACGTCGGTCGCGTTGAGTAGACCAGTAAATGATCCAAACGAGCTCGTCCCGTCGCCTTTAAAGAACGCCTCATCCTCAGCCTGAGCAAACCCCTCAGCTACTCGAGACGCCATAAACGATACAAGATCGATTTCGGTATCCTCGAGAAGTTCTGACGTCATCGTTACGATAGCGCCGAGCTTTTTGAGAGTGAGCTCCTCCTGACCGAGTACAGCCTGAGTCGAGTTCACGACAGCTCCCTCATCGACCCAGTAAACAGTTACGTCGGTCGCGAGGTCGTTCGCCTTGAAAGATCCTTTCGTGAGCTGGACGGTTTCCATTTCACGACGAGCGACACCGTACTCAGTGGTAAGGTGACGGATCTCAGCTGAGAGCTCCGCGTCCACTGTATAACCAGCGTACGGAGATCCAGTATCGTCAGTCGTCATTTCCTTGATAGCGGCGCTATCACCTGAAACGATTGCTGATACTGTCTTACGGAGAGCGCTGTTCAGCTCTTTCCGTTCAGCCTGGACATCCTTGCGGTATACACCGGCGCCCTTAGCCATCAGCTCTTTTTGCTCCTCGAGGTACTCTTTCACCTCGCGGACCACGCTCTTACGCTCACGCTTGAAAAGATCGCGGATGCTTTTCTCCACATTCTCATCATCGTCAGCCTCCTCAGATTCAGCCTGAGCCTCCTCCTCGGTTTCTGGGAGATCAGCGACAGCCTCAGCGTCAGCCTGTACCTCCTCCTGATCCTCACCGTCGAGAGTCTTAAACATCTCCGCGGCTTTCAGTTTCTCCTCCTCGGTTGCGTAACCGCGCTCGAGTAGGGACTTGATCAGTTTCTTAAACTTATTCATAAATAAATAATAAGTTACGTCTGATAATCCATTTATGGTCTGTCACTCGGAGAGTCGTCGACCGTGAGATTATTTACTTTTTAGAAGTCGTCGGATGATCGTGTTATAGTCGCGGCGTACTGTCCGCTCCCTCTTACCGTTTAGCATCTCGTCGATTGTATCACGAGCGATCTGGAGATCTCGTTTCTGTTTTGCGTTGAGCTTGTGGATAGCGCGAGCGTATTTCTGACGTTTTGTGAGTTTCGGTTTCGCTGTTTTTTCCGGCTCGACTGGGATTTCTGGAGCTTGCTCCTCTGGATCCGGTTCGATCTCCTCCTCGGTCTCCTCAGTATTATCATCCTCCGGAGTCTCGTCCTCCTCAGCTGTCCCAATACTTTTAGCGAGAGTCGCGGCCGCGTTCGCTGGTACTGATACCGCTGAAACCTCCAGGAGTTCCGCCTCCTCGATAGTAAAGTAATCAGTCGATCCGTCTTTATTCTGCTTAAACTTGCGCGGTATAAATCCGACGCTGGACGCGTGGAGGTATCCGCCGGCGTATAAATTAAAGATGATCTCAGCTTTCGGATTCTCCTCGACTGCAAACTCCCAAACCTGGACGAGCTTACTCTTTTTACCTTTACCCTCGATCTTAGTGGATTTCGCTCGAGCGATCACCTCAGTCGCGTCGTCGTATCGGTGAGAGTTGAGGATCACTGGATTTTTCTTATACGGTCCGAGATCCCATCCGTCCTGGAGAATAGTGTCACCGTGACGATCCACATCCTGACTCGATGCGACCATCGTCAGAGTACGATTTTCTTTATCGATACCCTTTACCGTAACTGGGATCGACGTTATGTATTTTTCTCCGGTTTTAATTCTCGCCATACGCTTGATAACTTTACAATAATAATAACATACCGGATATTAAATCTGGCACCTACAATTTATTACCTCGGCCGCGGATCCGGCTGGATCCCCAGGAAACATCAGACCATTACTGAACGGCATATCCACCGGACGCTCCTCTCCGTCGAGCGTGAGATGGTTCGCCTCATCATCCGGATCAGCTCCTCGAGTATTCGGATCGATTACCGATACCCATATTTTAATCGGGAGGCCGCCTTGCTTATATCCCTGCATCGTTCCGTACTGATTCGCATTATGGACCTCAGTCCGAGCGATCGTCGCGGCTCGTCCTTTACTGATCTGATTATCGTACACGTTCTCGATGCGATCGATCAGCTCACGTCGAGACTCTCCGTTATTGAAACTCTCCGCAAACTCGGACGCGAGTTTCTTATACGTGGTCTCGGTGACTGACTGCATAAAGACATCGCCGCGCTTATCCATCCAGGACGTGATCTCAGCGGTTACGTTAAATGAGTACGCTGATCCAGCGAGCGCCATCGCCTCACCTCCAGCCTCAGTCAGTAAGTCAGTGAGTAACGGTAAAAACGTCGCCTTTCCGAGTTTCACCTCGAGACCGACATTAAACGCCTCATCGAGTACGCCCTTTACTTTAAACGTCTTACGAGTATCGATCGCATCGATCAGACGAGTTTTCTGATCATTAAAATACGAAACGACCTCACGCTCGAACGCGCTGATCTGTCCGTCCTCTTTTTTTACTTTTGTCTCGCCGTACTTTTTGCGGACAGCCTCATCACGTAACGGATGCTCGATCTCTTTTGTTTGTTTGATTCGTTTCTCGTCAGAGTCTCCAGCTGGAGCCGGTGTATTACCGAGCTCGACGAGATTAAACGGATGCATAATGATATCGCCGCCCTGGTAATCGTCGATCTCCTCTCCGGTAAGTTTTGCGATCATCTGACGACCCTCGTTAAACGTGAGGAGGCTATTTTTCATACCTGACTCGATGATCTTTATTTTCTCCTCGATATTCTCTGGAGTCGGATCCACGAACGTCAGCGTCTCAGTATCTCCGACGAGTGTCCGGTCGAGAGCGGTCGCGAGATTCGTGAGGAGCGGTTTTATCGTCTCACGTAAAAAGATCCGGATCGCCGCGTCCGCGTTACTGTACTGGATATCATCGAACGATCCGAGGAGCGGTTTCGGTACGCCTGTCATCATCACGATATCCTCGAGCGTCATTTTCTTAGCCTCGAGATATGAGAGCTCGTCCGGAGTGAGCCCAGTCCGGAGATACTCTGAGTCACCACCGAGAAAGAGCGGCGTCCCAGATTTACGAGCGTCCGCGTATTCTTTATGATACTGAGCTTTCAGCTCTTTTAATTGCTCCTCGGTAAGTCGTGGCGTTTTAATCTTAAACACTCCCTCCACCTTTCCACCGTTCTCGAGGACTCGAGCGTGATACGCGGAGATCTGGACCTCAGTCTGGATCGTCTGGATACCTGACTTGAGGAGTGACCGTCCAGAGAGCGGACTCTGAGGATCGGGATTAAATATCCAGATAATTTGACGAGCATCGTATTCGATTTTATTACCGCCCTCGAGTCGGTATTCGTATTTTACGATAAACGATTTATCCTCTGAAAAAACCGGCGTCACGAGATCCGGTCGGAGCAAGTGTAACGCCTGGACCTTAGATCCCTCGAACAGTTCGCGGCCGACGTCCTTTACGATATACACTGATCCGAGCGCGTCGTAATACGTCTGAGCGAGACGCCAAAACTGAGCGCCTGAGTAATAGTCGTTAGGATAATTCAGTACGTCGAGGATCTTATGACCGAGAATAGGCTCACCGTTGCGATCCTTTACGATCCAGTTGATCTCTCCGACTTTCTCCGCTCGTTTCGCAATAGCGCGATCAGTGTACAGACTGATATCGAGAGCTTTGAGATACTCATTCGCTCCCCATCGTGTCGACGTTGGTAAATTACCTGGGAGGAGTCCGAGATATGACTTACCGCTGATACGATTCGCGATAGTTTTATAAACGTCGTTAAATATGCTCATAGTTGTATAAATAATACCACACGGATCAGCCGGCGAAACCGACGAAACCCTGGGATCGATGAGTAAATACTGGATAGCGGATCGCGTCCATACAGTGATCGTTTCCGTCCTCCGGATTACCGGTCGGGAGTTTATTGCGGTCGAGCCTCCACTTGTACTCGCGAGACTCACGAGCGATATCGTCGCTCTCCTCAGTATAC